CGATGATGGTCTGCGCGTTTTGTTTCGATTGGATGGTTAGTTTCATTGGTTACTAGGGTTTCAACGGGCGGTGAAAGGGTCGGTTTGGGTGGCAACTGTAAAGGAATGCTTGATAGTTCGATTCTCTAGTTCGCGCATCACACGTCGGGCATAGGCGCGCGTGGAGGATTTCTTGTGGCCTACCGGACCTCCCTGCCAGATGCGCGCGAGCGATTCGTCGCTGAGGTTCTTGCCGTAGTGGCTCAGATAGGCGTTGGCAATGAACGTGGAAACCGCGCGGTTAGTGACTTGCTGATGCGCGTAATGCGTTCCCATGATGCGGTTCACATCGCGAACCAGGATCGGTTTGATTTGCAACGCGCCAAGTTCGCCGTGACGGCCCTTTGCGAGGTCATTGCCGCCTGACTCAATCTGAATCAGGGCGGAGAGAAGGAGTGGATGCATGATTCGTTGGTGTAAGCGCGCGTGGGAGTTTTACTCAACTTCCTTTAGCCTTCGCAATGATTTCGCGCGCGTAGTCCAAATCCTCGTCGTCGGCCATTGGATGAACGAGACGTTCAAGCGCGGCCAGCAACTCAGGCGCGGAGGCGATTAGGCGAGCATTGGCAAGTTTCTCAGCCTCGGGGAGTTCAATGTTCGACCAGTGATTTTTCGGACAACAAACCAGGACGGTATCGCCAACATAAATGTTGGTGTCATGCCGCCCCCACGGGCCGGGGGTGAATTGGGATTTCATGGCATTTCAGGCGTTGCTGACAGTGTATTCCGAAGCGAAACGAAGGCCTTCCGCGCGGCCAGACTCGCCGCCGCCCAGGACGATTGACTCGCACGCGGAGTCGCTTAGCTGGCGCGAAAAGGCGTTCCAATGCTCCCGCGCGTCGCAGTGCGGGATGCCGCAATCGCGATGGAGAACATGCGCGAAGGAGGAATAGAAGTCGTCGCGGACCTCGTTGACCTGATCGTCCATGCCGATTTCGCGCATCAAGTCAGCCTCAAGGCGCGTCAGGTGCATGTTGGGGAGAATTCGCTCCACGACGAACACTTGCGCGTCAGCCCATAATTCCGGTCCGGCATTCGTTTTGACGTACAGACTGAGGTCGTCGAAAAGATAGAAGCGCGTAGCGTCGGGGCGTGGGTCGTCTTGAAATGCTTCTCGGAGGTTGTCCGCGAATGGTTCGAAAGAGGTTTCGATGAGTTGCTGCTCCTCATCCGTCAGGCGCGCGTCCATGGAATATTTGTTGTGCAGATAGGCGCGGACCGATTGCGGTAGATCGTGCGCGTCGAATGCGCGGATTGCGGGGTCGAAAAATTGAATTTCGCGGATGACTTGGTGAATGGTTTTCATGCTTTTGATGGATTGATTGCGGATAGATGGCCTACCCTTTCGCGCTACCGGGTGAGCGATAGCGCGCGGAGGATAGGTCAGGCCAGGTTGAACAGCGCGCGGAAGTCTGCGTAGTCGTAACACAAGTCCGTGGAGAATCGGTAGACGCCAATGTCCTCGGCTCCGTCGGACCGTCGGACGGTTACAAATTGCCAGCGTTCGCCTGACAGCGTGAACGGATCTTCAAAGGCGCGCATGCGTAGGAATTCGACAAGTTTCATGGATTGAATGGGTGCGGAGTTCTAGGTTTAGAAAGTGCAGCAACCGCAGCATGGCGCGTCCTCGCAACGGCCGCGCGCATTACGGGTGCCGGACCAACCGGATGAGGTTTTGACGCACACAAGTCCGGAGTTCTCGGACGTACGTCCGGTGCATGCGTCGCAGTCAATGCGCCACACACGGCCGCGATTGGTGACGGTACCAAGGCCTGCGGGAACATATTCGTGACACTGCACACACTGACCAGCGTATCGGTTTTTCATGGATTGATGGATTGAGTTTTGATTGAGACTAAAGACACGTTGCAACCTACGCTTTCGCATAGGCTGACACGTTGCTTTAACCCACGACAAAGCCCGTGGTGTCGGTCTTTGCTTTACCTTTCGCGGTCAGACCAACGACCACGCCTTTCGGATCAAGGAAACGAAGGTCGTTTTCGTCCCCATTAATGACCGCAAAACCTTGCCAGTGCGTAGGCAAGGCCTTTCGGAAAACGATCGCCACGTTGCCGCCACGCTTCAAGACTTCAATGCATTGGCTTTCGTTGGCTTCGGAGCGTGAAAAGGTCAGGGAATAGTTTGACGGGAGTTTTCCGTCTAGGAAGGTCAGCATGCGGTCGTAATTTTTGGTATAGTCGTAAAAGCGGGTCGTTTTGAACGCTTGAATGACCGAGTATCGCTCCCAGCCAATGTCGGATGTTCCGTTCAAACGGATGACCGGATGCATGCGCTTTGACTTAGCCTTTCGGATGACCGTCGCGACGTTGTCGGTCAGCGTTGCAAGGAAGGCCTGACGGTCTTTGACGTAGTGAACGGTCTTTGCGATACGGGCTTTTTGGACGGAGTTGAATGCGCCACGACCCGCAGAATAGAGACAAGTCTGTCGGCATCCGTCGGATGCATTCGGGCATGCGTTGATCAGGCCGGAAAGACGGTCAGGCGCAAGGTATAGGATGCCCGTCATGAAGCCACGCTTCTGGCCCTTGACGGTCTTTGCGTTGGTGTCGACGGAAAGGAGGGATTTCATTCGATGGATTGGCTGAGGTTTAGAACTGGGAACGGAAAAATAGGACGTAGAAAACGGCGCCGGTTGCTGCGTAAACGGCGGTTTGAATGAGGAGGGATTTGATGCGGTTTTTCATGACGGGAAGAGAATGCGGCACGGCGGGGAAAGAGTCAAACATTTTTTTAGTTTTCTTTCGACAGGGGGGAAATGTGGGGAATTGCTTAGGAAAATGCGGTATCTTGACGGTGGCAAGATGGAGCCGAAACCAGATCGAAAACCTAGACAAGCGGTTCACTTTGCGCCACAAAGTGAAAGTGAAAGCTGAACAATGGGAACATGCGAAGTCGCTTTACCTCGCAGGAATGGAATGGAAAGCAATTGCAAACGAATTGAAGGTATCGCAAGCGACACTTCAAACGAAAGCCAGCCGTGAAGGAATCACGAAGGTAAAGGCTCAAATGCAAACGGTTTGCACTGAAAAGAAAACTCAATCGTTGGAAGCGCTGTCGGCAATCGTTCGGAGTAAGCTGGCCGAGGATGCGGCTGCAACGATTGAACGAGTGAACGGGTACAGTCTGGAGGGAATCAGAGACGAAAACACACGGGAGCAAATCCTGGGAAGCGTTGCAAAGCGGTCCGCACTGGTTTTCGGTTGGTCAGAAACTGGAGAAGCGGCGTCAGTGTCGATTAACTTACTGGGTTCAATGCCCGATCGAATCTCCGAGATTCGAGTCACGGGAGAAACTGGGAAAGAGTGAATATAACACACATTGTGCATCGTTGGGCGACTTATGGTTAGCATAAGGAAAACTTATGTAACGACTGGCAAAAATGATTGTTTTTCCTAGGGAATAGGAGGCAAACTGGCAGCGACCTGGCACCCCCTTTGCGGGTGGGCTTCGTTTACGATACCCCCCTCAAAAATTTTCCGCCTTTTTGACCATGCTAAATAAAATTGAAATTGGTCAAACTATTACTCTCACCTACTGCGAGCAAAAACTGGCCCACTTCGTCGCTCGTCATCGCAACGGGAATAATCGTCATTTCAATGTGGCGAATCTGAAGATCAGCGCGCAGTCACCGCTGACCGTGGATTTGGAGGGAATAGCTGGGGAGATTGCTTTCTGTCGCCTGTTCAATGTGTATCCCGATCTGGACACGGATCGACCACCCCCGCATCCGTTCTACGACGCGACAATCCCGCCTCCCCCAGGCTATCGCATCGATGTCAAAACGACCAAGTACGACAATGGAAAGCTGCTTGTGGACGCTCGGAAGGACAGCGTTAAGACGAGTGCAATCGACTTTTACGCTCTGATGACCGGCACTTTCCCCGGTCCGTACACCTATCGTGGGATGATAGCGCGGGAGATAATCATCGCCCCGCATCGAATCGAGACGATCAAGGGTTATCGCTCGTACGTCGCCATCCAATCGGAGCTGGTGGCCAACCCTATGGACGCCACATTTTAATTGACGCGATAAGCGTTTCTGTCGCTCCATCCCGCGTAACGACCTTAAGCAGGGCCACGGATTGGTCATCCATGGCAACCCGTCTAAGCGGCAATGACACTCCGCATGCAGCAGGTTGGATAATCAGCCACCGTGTGGTGGATGGATGGCCAGCCATAACTCAGATAACGTCGGTTTAATTTTTCATAGTTTATGTCTTGTCCCAATGTCTTCAACGCCTTTGCGGTGGCTACCGAGTCGCTCGCTCAGGACGTTTACAAACGCGCCTCGTACCGCTCGATGTGGCTCAACATGATCGAGCGCGGCGAGTATCCCCAGGGTACGGGTCTGACCCAGACCTCGTTCACCACCACCTCCATCGAGCCGACTGCGGCTGAGGAGTGGTCGGCCATCACGCTCGCCAGCGGCAACCCTGGTGATAACGGTGGTGCTTGCGATGTCACCTACAACGACGTTCCGGTCGGCTACAATGCCGTTACCTGGAGTCCTGAGCGTTTTGCCCTCAAAGGTCCGCTCCTGTGTAAGGACGATCTGACCTTCGATCATCGCGTCGAGGCGTTCCTGCGGGTGTACTTGGAGAAGCTCTCGATCCGCGCTCAGCGCACTTGGGAGACTCGCTATCAGAACACCTTCGCCAAGTTCGCCATCAAGGCGATTGCCGATTCGAGCTTCACCCAGACCGAGACGATTCCGTCTGGTGTGAATGAGTTCCCTTGGATTCAGGCCGGTTCCGCCGGTCAGGCTCTGAATCAGTCTACCTCCGAGCTGACTCAGGAGATGCTGGATGTCGCCGCCGCCACGCTGATCCGTAACGGTGCTACCAATCCTGATAGCTCCGGTTTCATCAGCTACAGCAGCGACGGTCCGATCTTCCCGCTGTACATTGGCTTGGAGGCTTCGCAGCGCATCGCTCAGAACAACCCCGCGTTCCGCGATGACTTGCGCTATGCCGATCAGGGCAGTGGCGCTGGTGCTGAGTTGCTCAAGCGCATTGGCGCGAATCGGGTCATCAAAAACTTCCGGCATGTGCCGAATCTGTTCCCGCCCCGCTTCACCTACGCTGGTGGCAAGTACACGCTGGTCCAGCCGTTCACCAGCTCCAGCGGCACCAAGGGTACGGTCTACAGCGTCAACCCGAGCTGGACGACCGCTCCGTATGAGGCTGCGTTCATCGTTACCCCGTATGTGTTCAAGTCTCACATCGTCCGCCCGGTGAATCGGGTTGGCGACTTGAGCTGGATGCCGACCAACTACATGGGCGAGTGGCAGTGGGTGACTGGTGCCTACAAGCTCGATGTGGATTGCGCCGATCCCCTGGAGAAGAAGGGCCAGCATTACGCTGAGTTCATTCATGCCTCGGAGCCTGTTTTCACTAACCAGGGTATGACCATTATCTTCCGCCGGTGTTCAGGCGCGCTGACCCAGATCATCTGCTCCTAAAAAGTAGCTGATTTCCTCAAGAATCCGCAGATCCGAAAGGGTTTGCGGATTTTTTGTGTCCGCGCTTGACGGACTTGTCGTGTGGTTTATTTTCACATCGCATGGACAATGAACCAAAACGTGGCGACGTACGCGAGGATGGGCTTGTCTGCTGGGGTTACACCTGGAAGGACAAGGATGGAAACAAGCGATATCAGTGGCTGACGCCTGAACGATTCGCGGAGAAGATGGCCAACGATAAGGAGCGTCTGGTCAGGTACACGACGGAGAACGCGGAGGCTATCCGCATCAAGCAGGCCGAGAAGTACGAGAAGAACAAGGAGTACTACAAAGCGAAGTCGAAGGAGAACCACGCCAAGAACCGCGAGCGAAACAACAAGCGAAATGCTGAGTACCAGCGCAAAAACGCTGAGTATCTTAAACAGAAACACAACGAATACCGAGCCGCCAACCGAGAACGAGCGCGTCGCTGGCAGAGGCGATATGCTGTCGCAAACCACTCCAAAATCATGGATAAGTTGCGAGAGAGACGCCGAAACCACCCGCTTATGCGCCTCAAGGACGCCATTCGCGGCTCAGTTCGTGCCTATCTCGGCAGTAAGAAAACTCGACGGTCGGCCACGTTCGAGATTGTCGGGTGTACACCTGATTTCCTGCGTTCTCATCTAGAGAAGCAGTTCAAGCCGGGGATGACCTGGGAAAATTACGGCAGTCATTGGCATGTCGATCATCGCATTCCATTGGCCAGCGGAACGACGCCCGAGGAGGTTATGGGCTTGAGTCATTGGACGAATCTGCAACCGCTTGAGGCGCTGGAGAATTTGCTCAAGAGCGATAAAATGCCCCTTGCCATCGACGCATCATCGGACGAACGTATCGACCGGATTGACTCGTAGGTTGGTTGTTTACGATGCCTCTACACGAGGCAACCCCTCATCGGCTCGAAAGGCTGGTGGGGGGTTTTTCGCGTAGCGCATTAGCCTTGACACTAATGCTCATGGCGTGATGCTCCCTTCATGCCGGTTTTTACCATCCCCAAAGGCGTTGAAATTCCCGAGAACCTGAAGGAAGGCGAGGCTTTCCAGACGATGGCGACTATCGTTCTTGGCAAGGGTGGAAAGGCTGAAGTCATCGAGATTGATGGCATGGCGATTCCTGGCTACGAGAAGAAGTCGAAGGGCAAGAAGATGGCCGAGCAGGGTGGTGAGTACGAGGATGAGGAGGAGGGTGAGGAGATGGTTGAGGAGGGTGGCGGCGGCGGCGGATTCATCGCCGAAGTGATGCGCCGTGGCGCTGGTCCGATGGCTTAAATTCTAAACCGATATGCCAAGCATCACATGCGACGAGGCTGAGACGCTGATCAACGAGGCGGCGTCGCTGGGGTGTCGTTCTCCGTGGGAGATTGAGCTAGCGAAGCTCGCTCTGGAGAATCGCATTGCGACGTATCTGTCTGTCGCCGGAGCGATGCGCGGTGCGTATCGGACCGTGACGGCCAGCGGCAATGTGGTGAGCGGTGATTACCTCATCGTCGCCGATGCCACCGCTGGAGCGATTACGATGACCCTACCTCCAGCCGCGCTGGTTCCGGGTCGGATCTATGTCTTCAAGCGCATCAATTCTGGCGCGAACACGGTGACTGTTGATGCGTACGGATCTGAGACGATTGATGGTGCGCTGACTCATGCTCTGTCTCCTCAGTGGAATTCGATTACGATCATTTCGAACGGAACGGCTTGGTACATCACTTCGCATCCGTTCTAAAATATCATGCCAATCATCTCCTGCACTGAAGCGGCTGAATTGATTGCGGAGGCTCAAGGAGCTTCGTGCAAAAGTCCGCGCGAGCGTAATCTGCTGGAGATTGGCCTACTCTGGGAGGCTGCGACTTTTGGCGGAACGGCTGATATCACGGCGGACAACACGGTGATTACGGCTGACAGTACGATCATCACGGCGGACATGACCGAATTTCTGTAACCCGAAACCAAATCATTTAATTCGATATGGCACAGCAAACCATCAATGTCGGAACGTCCCCCAATGACGGGACGGGAACGCCGCTGCGTACGGCTTTCCAGTACACGAACAGCAACTTCAGCGAGCTGTACACGGCTGTTGGCCCGAGCGGCAACAACATCGTCGTTCCTGGCTCCGCCACCATCACCGGCGATCTGACGG